CGTCAAACCGGCGCCAGCGGGTGATTGTCCGTGGCCTCCTGATGCCCTTCTCGCGGTCGCTGATGCGTTTTGTCTTGGCTATGCGCGGGATGTCCGCCTTGCCTGTTTTCTCTTTGTGGCAGGCCCGGCAAAGCACCTGACAGTTATCCAGCGTCGGCTCGCCGCCCAGCGCGTCGGGGACGATGTGATCATAATGGAAATCGCCTAGCGCCAGCCGGGCGCCGCAGCTCGGATTCTCGCAACGGCCATTGGCTCGCGCCGCTGCGTCGCGCATGACCGCCTTGGAAAATTCCCGCCGCATCACGCCGCCCTCCCGGCTTCGCGGGTCAGGGCCGCGGGCGACGCGCCTATCATGTTGGCGATGATCTCCATGATGGAGGTTTTGCTCTCCTGAAATTCCTTATTCTTCATGGCGCGGCGGGACTGGCTCTTGGCCGTTCGAATCACCACGGCCGGGCCGCGCACGATCACCAGCGAAAATTCTTCTCGCGCCCGGAATACGGCAGCGACGCGGAGTGCCGCAGCGTTGTTGCCGGCATCAACAATCGTCTCATCGTAATATCCGGCTTCGATGAGCGCGCGCTTCCGAAGGTGCTCCGGAGTCGGATACAGCTCGGCTAGCGCCTCGGGCAGGTTGAGCCAAGCCTCCCGCAGCCATGCAAACTCGTGATTGTGCGTGGCCGAGCTGCGGTCCTCATGGACGATCAGCGGATAGACCTCACCCACCACGAAAAGCTGGTCGGCGCGCCGGGAATGGCGCGGGACCATGGCCTCGCCGTCCCATGTGAAAAGCTCGGGCCGGTGCATCAGCGCATCTCCGGTCCGAACGGGATATCGTCGTTCATGTCATGCGATATGGACTGCTGGCCCGATGCACGGCCGGGCATGGCGCGGCCAGTGGCCTCGGCATAGCGGTTGGTTTCGGCTGCTGGCTCCGTCCGCGCAGGTCCGTCCAGCATGACGAGCGCGGCGTGGAAGCCGTTCAAAACCACCTCGGTCGAATAGCGGTCCTTGCCGTCCTTGTCCTGCCATTTGCGGGTCTGCAACTGGCCCTCGACGTAGACCTTCGAGCCTTTCTTCAGATACTGCTCGGCAATCCGGCACAGCCCTTCGTTGAAGATGACGACGCGGTGCCACTCCGTCTTCTCCTTGCGCTCGCCGGTATTCTTGTCACGCCACGTGTCGGACGTCGCGACGCTCAGATTGGCGATCGGCCGCCCATCCTGCGTGCGCCGAATCTCCGGGTCGGCACCCAAATTCCCAATAATAAGCACACGATTAACAGAACCGGCCATTGGCTCGTTTCCTTTCAATTCCTACAAGCGAATCTTCAAATCGGTGAAGCCGCCCATGACCCGCTCTCGTGACTAATGCGAGATTGTCAGGCGAGTTATTGGATCTGTCGCGGTCGATGTGATGGACCACTTCATCATCCTTGAGATGACGCCCAAGGCGGTCCTCCATGATGACGACGTGTTCTAAGCGGCCCTTATTCTCGCCACGAGTAATTTCGATATAGCCGTTCGGCTTGATGCTCGTGCCTTTGGCATGCTCAGCACTCCATGCTTTCCGGCCCGCAGAAATGTTGTCTTTCCACTCCTGCGAGAAAACGCGCGTCTTACCTTTAAGGTGCGCTCCAAGCCCTTCTCGGATTCGAAGAGCTTCGGTGCGAGACCGGAGAGTGACGCCAGCCTTCAACAGTTCTGCGCGGATGCGGCTTTTATTGATTCCCGTGCGCCCAGCGATCTGGGGGATGCTTTGCCCCCGCCTATACATGTCTCCCAACCGCTCGTGCAGAGGAGCCATCACGCGGCCTCCTTGGTGCCATAGATGGCGTTAAGCTGGGCAAGCTTCCGATCAAGTTCTCCGAGAAATTCCGCAACCTTCGCCTCAAGGTCTGCAATCTCCCTGTCGTCGCGATCGACGCGCTTCACGAACAGGCTCATCGTTTCGGGCAAGCGAGGATCGTAGGAAACGAAGTCGCACCACTGGCGACCAGTGCAGGCCATCTGCCACAGCATTTGCGTCACGTATTTCGACGGGATCGCCTGCGTCAGCAGAGTGTCAAGATGCGTCGCCGTGTTGGGACACTTGATCTCGACAAGCCCATGGTCGCCGACCAGACCGTCCGGCGAAGCACCCGTCATTCCGATAACGGGATGATCAACAAACGCAATCTCAGAGACCTGCGCATCGCGGAAGAACTCGTAGGCCGCTCTGGCGTCGGGCTCCTTCTCGGTGCCCCAAGCCATCGCGGCATTGGTGAATTTTTCGGCTGGCTCGCCGGTCAAGCGCTCCGCGATCAGCTCGGCCATGTAGTTGGCGCGCGACGCGCCCCAGCCGGTCTTGGTTTTTGCCACGACATCGGACACTCTCGACGCGGTGACCTTGCCGATGCGGAGTGCATGCCATTCCGGCGAGCCTTGAATGATCTCGCTCATGCCTGCCCCCGCTTCTTGTTGAGCGCCGCGACGGCGCGAGCGTAGTCCTTGCTCGGGATCGCCGCGAGGCTCGGCACCTTGAGGTATTTGCAAAATGCCGCCTTGTCGGCGCCAACCTCGTCGGCCAACTCGATCAGCGATTCAAGCTGCTCCTGACTGATCACGTCTTCGGGCTCAGCCGAGGTAGCGTCATCGTCGTCCGACGCGGCCAATCCCAACGCTGCCTTGAGCGTCATCCGCTGCAAGTAGGTAATTGTCGAGCCGACTGCCTGGATGCTGTTCTTATTGCCTGAATCGTCACGACCGGCCGCAAGCGTGTTTTCCTCTGCGTGCCCGCCACGATGTGACACGATGCACGTCACAGTCACGGGCTCATTCGGCGCTGACGACGTGCGAAAGCGATAAGACAGCCCGTGCCGGGCAAGGATTGGCGTGACGGTGCGCGCGATCTCGGCCAGGTCCTCGTGCTTGTAATGGGTGCGCCCCTTTGTTGATGTGAAGTCCACTGTGCGGTTCTTGGCGATCACAGGAATTTCAGCCTTTGCCGCAGCCATCGCTTCGTCAAACGACTTGCGAGCCTGATTGGCCTCCCAACGTTCCTGAAGCGTCATTAGCTTTTCAAGAACCTCGATACTCGCGCCCTGGCTCACCGCACGATTGAGCATATCCATCGGCGTTAATGCCGTTGTCTCCGCGGGCGGGATGATGTTGATTTTCTCCAGCGCGCTAATGTTGCTCTCTCCTGCCTGATTTCCCGCTTGAGCTGACGATTGACGATGTCCTGCAACGCGGCCTCAAGCTCGGTCCTGCGGATGGACCGGGGCCGCTCCAGTGCGATCAGCGCGCGCAGGTGATGCGCCTTGTGAACGGGCGACAGCGGGCGAATGCGACGGAGGATTTCAACGATGGATGGTTTCATCACAGCGCCCCAATTCGATCTTTGAGTTCGGCTATTTCGCGCGCGATGTCGGGATCGGCGTCCAGCAGCTTCTCGATCTTTTTCACGGCGAACATCACTGACGTGTGGTCGATATCACCAAAGAGTCGCCCGATTTCCGGATAGGAGCGGTTCGTCAAAACTCTCGCCATATACATTGCGACATGACGTCCGCGAACGAGCCGCGCCTTCCGACGAACGGATGTCATGTCGTGGACGGTGAGCCCGTAGAAGTCGCCAACGACCTGACGGATTTCCCTGATCGATGGCGCTCCCATTCCGATGATGCGGAACCACGGCTCACGTTGTGCGGGAGCCGTGACCGGCTCGGGAGCGTGACAAATCGCGACGGCGCTGGTTTGGACCGATACCCGTGCCCGATCCGCCTTCGCCTTGGCGTTCCAGTGCGCGCGATCAGCGGCCATCTCAATGCGACGATGGATCGCCTTGTGCCGCTCGTGAAAAACTGCCTGTGACGGTGTCATATCTTACCCCTCGGCTTTGGCTTTCGCAGCCCAATGCAGTCGCGCGTTTGGCGACAGGTCCGGCGACGGCCATGGCAGATCAACGGCCATCATTGCGTCATCTCCGGGTAGACCGGATCGCAGTCACAAAGCCACTCAACAGCGACACTCCAAAACCCGTGATGGGTGCCGTTGAGGATTGGACGGGCTATCCAGCCGCAGCGGAGATAATCGGCGGCTTGCTTATGGCGGACGAAGCGGAAGAGGCTGATTTTCATTCTGCGGCCTCCATCGACGTGTCGGCCGTGAAGATGTCCTCTTGCACCGGCGGCGCGATCCGTTGGCCGAACCTGGCGGCGGCGAGATTGCGGACGGCTTGTCGGAAGTAGCTCGGCTTCAACTCTGCGCCGATGCCCTTCCGACCCTTGGTGACGGCGGAATAGACTTCGGAGCCGACACCCATGAACGGCGTCAAAACGGTTTCGCCGACATTGCTTCGCATCTGAACGACGCGATCGATCACATCAAGTTGGAGGGGGTGAACGTGCTTTTCGTCGTCTTGGTCCTTCGCCTCAACGTAAGGCAAGACATGACCCATGCGAATGTCATCCCATATCGATGACGCATACCGCCGCCAAATCCAGTGTGAAAACTTGTTTTGCTTCTGATCGCCCTCGAAACCGCGAATGCGTCGGATATCGACAGGCATCTTGCTATCGTCGCCAGCATATTCGAGAAACCCGACCGGGTTCGCAACGGGAATGGGGTTGGTGCCGGTTTTGCGGAAGATCAGCAGATAGTCGGCCGACGCCACGCCGCATTGAACGCTGTCGTCAACGGCAGTCTTGTGCGCGAGGTTCTTTTGCAGGGTACGATTGCGAACCCAAAGTGGCTCTTTCCAGATCGCATGGCGGGCAACGAAATTGAATCCGTGTCGCTGATGCAGGCGAATGATGTCGCCGGGAAAGTCGATATAGGCGTCTGACCCTGTGTTGCCGGTTGGCACATCCATGCAATGAACGGCCGAACATCGTCCCGGCAAGGTGACGCGGGCGATTTCTTGCACGACAAATTCGTAATGTTGGAAAAACTGATCATAGTCCATGCAGTTCGACAGGTCGCGCTCGTCGCTCGAATAGTGATACAGCCCGCCAAACGGCGGAGAATAGACTGACAGATGCACCGATTTATCAGGCAGTCCTCGCATCACATCCACGCAATCGCCGTTATAGATGGCGTAGGTATCTGTGATGATCTGATCGATCACGTCGCCCATGCTGGCAACTCCATGGTTTTGTCGAAGCTCTTGGCCGCGCTGATGGCCATTGCGCTGTTCATTTCTGAAATGAGATTGGCAAACATCGTTTCGGCCTGACCGGCCTTGCGGCGAAGATTTTCCATGATCTTCCGCTCGCCCTCGGTCATGACGACATCGACCTGAACCGGCTGCGTCTGCCCAAACCGCCAACAGCGCCGCACCGCTTGGTAGTACTGCTCAAATGAGTGCGACGGGAAATAGACGACATGGGCACAGTGCTGGAAGTTCAGCCCAAGCGCGCCAATCTTCGGCTTCGTGACCAGCACACGCATATTGCCGTCGATAAAGTCCATGAACCGGCGCTCTTTGACTTCATCGGAATTTGAGCCGGATACCTGGGTAGCTCCGGGGATGATCCGCTCGAGAAGATCGGCTTCCTCGTTGAACTGGCACCAGATGATTGCCGGCTTGCCGTGATCAACCAGAGCCGCAGCGCGTTCGCACCGTTCCCTAATGGTCCGCTTCTTTTCTTCGCGCTGCTCCGGCAGTATCGCGGCCGGAAGATTGAATAGCATCCCGTTGGCACGGCTTTCGACATCAACCAAATGCGAATTTTCGATCAGCGGCGGAAGTAGGAATGCGCCATCATCGAAGCCAAGATCGGACGGCTTCCGCATTGCGCGCGCCCAAGAACAAACCCAGCGCCAGAACGGCAATTCAGCGTGGCCTTTGAACCGCCACTTCGGAGCCTCGCCGTACATGCGCCGTGTCGCGCTGTTGTTCTGGTCGTTTTTGAAGAACCGGTTGAGCATGTCC